CCAAAAAACGTAGCAAATCCAAGTCTATATAAAAAAGCAAAATCCAAAGCGAAAGCTAAGTTTGACGTTTACCCGTCAGCTTACGCAAATGCTTATATGGTTAAAGAATACAAAAAAATGGGCGGCAAATATAAAGGCGCCAAAAAAGCAGCTGGAGGAGAGATGAGTTTAAAAGCAGTGCCATCTAAAAATAAAGGATTGTCAAAACTACCAAAGAAAGTCCGTAATAAAATGGGCTACATGAAAAATGGTGGCTCTGTAATGATGGTCCAAGGCAGAGGTTGTGGCGCGATGATGGAATCAAAGCGCAAAAAAACCAAAGTGCCTAGAGTGTAATGAGCCTAACCAAGTGGTTTAAAGAAGATTGGGTTGATATCGGATCCCCAAAGAAAGGCGGCGGATTCAAAAAGTGCGGCAGATCTAAGGCAAAAAAAACTAAAAGAAAATATCCAAAATGTGTGCCAGCTGCAAAAGCGGCCAGCATGACTAAATCACAAAGAAAATCTGCGGTTAAAAGAAAAAGATCAAAAAAACAAGGAGTTGGTGGAAAGCCAACCAATGTTAAAACTTTTGCGGCCACAGGTGGTATGATAAGATCTAAACCTAACATGGGATTATTCGGTAGGAGATAAAAATGAAAAAATCCAAATATATGGCCAAAGGCGGAGGCATGAAAAAGTCAAAGTACATGGCTAAAGGCGGAGCTATGAAAGGCACCAAATATATGGCTATGGGCGGGGCTATGAAATCAGAGGTGAAAGCAATGCCTGGTGTTAAAAAGATGCCTCAATCTGTAATTAACGCTTTAGAAGGTGTAGCGGTAGGCGCGGGAGGCGCGGGTGCTGCCAAAGTTGCCAAGAAAGGTTTACACAAAGGTACTAGGAAGCGATTAAAAGGATTGTTTCAGAGAAAAAAAGTTTCTGGGAAAGGCAAAAGAGCTAGATAAATTAAATATTAAAAAGTAGTGACGTATTTAATATCAAACATTCCTCAGTTTAAATGCTGGGTAAGAAGAGAATTTACATCAAATCACCAAAACTATCATGGTGAGTATCTGCATGCCTTGGCATTTGCAGTAAATACAATTCCGGACAGATCCCTGTCTTTCCAAGTGGTTTTTACTGGTTGCGAAACCGATTTTGAAAATTATCCAGATGAAAATGTGCATGGCGGAGCTATGTGGGCTAGGATGCCAATACAAGCGCTTATAGCAGACGTTCCTTTAGAAGAATGGCCACAACCTATGGAAGATCATTTGGCGCAGCCTTGGGATTGTTTAAGCCACCATCACAGCGTGGTTTCTTTAGATCGTGTGAGCTCAAGTCCTTGGTATTGCAAAATAGGCGGTGAATTTTACCTGGGTAAATACATGTTTACAGTTGATTACACCGAACACTCGATTGCGGATGATCCCGCTCAACACAAACAATCTCATGTGCTATACTTGACTGATGCTGGTCCCTGGACTGGTAATTTTGTTGCGCTGCCTAATAATAGAGTTAGGGCCACGAATCCAGCTTTATGGAGGACTGGTGAAGGCGCACCAGATTTTTCGCCTTCGCAATGGGTCCACTCGGCGGAGCAGCATGAGAGCTATACAGATCCGATAATTACATTTGACAATCTATACGCTCCAGAAGAAGATAAGGAAAAAGAATAATTATGGCAACTTCGGGAAGCAAAAATTTTGAACTAGATGTAGCAGATTACGTCGAAGAGGCATTTGAGCGCTGCGGAATTGAGCTCAGAACTGGTTACGATTTAAAAACGGCAACCAGGAGCTTAAATTTAATGTTAGCAGAATGGTCAAATCGCGGCCTAAACCAATGGTCTATTAAAGAGAAAACTGTGGCCATGGTTGAAGACACAACTACATACAATGTTGACAGCACCAATGGAACAGCTGCAATCGATGTCTTGGATGTCTTTATAAGAGAAACCATTGGATCTGAGGCAACAGATCTCCCAATGTCAAGGTTAAGCAGAGCGGAGTATTCTCACATAACCACGAAATCAACAACCGGGAAGCCAAATCAATTTTTTGTAAACAAACAGCTAACGCCAACTATTTCTGTGTGGCCCACTCCAGATAAAAGCAGCACCTATACTATTTACATGAACGTGCTTACCAGAATGGATGATGCGGATGCTGGGGCTAATACACTTGATATGCCGTTTCGATTTTATCCTTGTTTAGCAGCTGGCCTAGCTTATTACATATCATTGAAAAGAGCACCAGACAGAACACAAATGTTGAAAGCCTTGTATGAAGACGAATTTGCAAGAGCTCTAGCTCAAGATGAAGATCGATCTTCTTTTAATATTTCACCTAACTTGAGAAGTTATAACAGCGCGTAATGGCTTTTGCATCGGGAAAATACTCTTACGGGATCTGCGACATAACTGGTTTTCGTTATAAGCTCCAAGACATGAAAAAAACTTGGGATGGTTTGCTTGTAGGACCAGATCAATGGAGCCCAAAACATCCACAGCTTATGCCAAAAAATTCACCAAACGATCCACAAGCTATTAGAAATGCACGACCGGATGTCGATGAAGACAACACAAAATTTTTGGTCTACACTAATGTTGGAGATGGAAAATTGGGTGCAGTTTTGGACACATTTTCTGTTACAACTAGCGTCGGTGAGGTAACAATAACGACATGAGTTTTACATACGGAACATTGAAAACAGCGATTCAAGATTATCTTGAGGTTTCTGAAACAACTTTTACAACACAGCTGCCTACGTTTATCAAAGAGGCAGAAGATCGCATATTTTCTTTTGTGCAGCTGCCAAAACAAAGAAAAAATGTTCAAGGTAATTTGACAACAGGCAATCGTTTTTTGGCAACACCAACAGATTTCTATGCACCAATGAGCTTGGCTATCATTAGCTCAAGCACACATGATTATTTAGATTTTAAACATCCATCGTTTATGAAAGAGTTTTCTCCAGGCACAACACAAACAACGCCTAAGTATTATTCTTTATTCGATGATGCGGCTTTTGAAGTTTCACCGATTCCAGATTCCGATCTGACAGTCGAGCTTCATTATTTTTATAAACCAGAATCTCTTACAAGTGGTAGTGACAGCGGTTCAACCTTTCTTTCAACAGATTATCCAGATGCTTTGTTATATGGATCTTTGGTTGAGGGAGCAATCTTTTTAAAAGAACCCGCCGACGTCGTTGCCCAATTTGAGGGCAGATTTAAGGAGGCGGTAGGTAGAATGAAAAATACCTCAGAAGGTCGCGGCACACGCGACGAATATCGTTACGATTCGGTCCGCACTAGCGTGACTTAATGCAACGAATTGAATCACTAGAAGGCAAAAGAGTAGCAATAATCGGTTTGGGAATATCCCAGGTTGATTTTGCTATTGGATTGCAAAACGGAAGAGAATGGGATGAAATTTGGTGCATCAACTCAGCTGCGGCCACATACCCATGTGATAGAATTTTTATGCTGGATCCAGCGAGCAGATTTTATGATTCAGACGATGCCGGGAAACAAACTTCGGTTATGTGTCGTTTACTTGATGAAACTGAAAAGCCAGTTTACACATGCGAGCTCGATCCCAGAATAAAGAATCCAGTCTTATACCCGGTAGAAGAAGTATGCAATGACACAAAATGTGCATACTTGAATACGACTGTGGCCTATACAATCGCATTTGCTTTATGGAACAAGGTCAGCAGAATTGATCTTTATGGCATTGATTTTTCATACAAAGAGAATATGCACTTTGCAGAAGCGGGAAGGGCTTGTGTAGAGTTTTGGATCAGCAAGTGTATGAGCGCTGATATTTTAGTAGGAATCAGCGGTAGATCTACAGTTTTAGACTCGAATGTTCCGGCCACAGAAAAACTTTATGGTTTTCATAGGCTTGATAAACCTTTGGTTGCTGTGCCACATGAAGGCAAGTTTATTATTGGTCCATTTGACGAAATCAATGACAAACTAGAAGAGTTTGGTTTGAAAATCAATGAAGATGTGGTTCCACCAGAGCCATACAAAGGGTAAATATGAGCGTAGAAGGTGATTTTGCTTTAGGGAATGTTTCTGTTTCAACCACAGAATATAAGGGACACGATCCAGAATTTTGGGCTGCACAGGCCACAAAAAAGATATGTGATATATCAGATAGCGCACCGGATCATATAAAACAACAAGCTCGTGCTTTTCAAAACCAAGTTTATACTGTAATCTTATATACAATAAAGAACGCGATTAAGTCACAGAACACAACTTATGCCAATTTATTAAAAGAACAGGGCCATGAAGACATGGCTAAAATATTGAGGGAGCTTTAAATGGCAATTACATCGGCAATAGCAACAAGTTTCAAACAAGAATTGTTGGTTGGAACACACAATTTTACCAATTCGAGTGGAAACAGTTTTAAATTGGCTTTATATACAAGCTCGGCTACTTTGGGAGCTGGGACCACAGCGTATGTGACAACAGGTGAAGCAACTGGAACAAACTACACTGCTGCTGGATCCGCTTTAACGAATGTCACGCCAACTACATCTAGCACAACGGCTTTTTGTGATTTTGCAGATTTGACGTTTAGCAATGCAACAGTTACAGCCAGAGGTTGTTTAATCTACAACGATACACAATCAGACAAAGCAGTTTGTGCGATTGATTTCGGCGGAGATAAAACATCGACAGCTGGTGACTTTACAGTTGTCTTTCCAACCGCAGATGCTTCAAACGCGATTATTCGTTTAGCATAAGGTCAACAAGGATATGTTAGAATCTAACGATGCCTCTGACCAAATTAAACTTTAAGCCAGGAATAAACAAAGAAGAAACCGATTACTCAAACGAAGGCGGTTGGGTTGACGGCGACAAAATTCGTTTCCGTAAAGGTCGTGTTGAAAAAATAGGCGGTTGGGAAAAATTTTCATCCAGCACCATAATTGGTTCTCCACGAGCTCTACACTCCTGGATCTCTTTAGGTGGCAGTAAATATCTTGGAATTGGCACCACCAATAAGTATTACATCGAAGAAGGTGGAACCTATAACGATGTAACACCAATTCGCAAAAATACCACCAATGCAGCTACATTCGCTGCAACCAATGGATCTTCAACTTTGACAGTCACCGATGCCAGTCATGGAGCTGTTAATGGTGATTTTGTTACCTTTTCAAGCGCAGTTTCATTAGGCGGTCTTGTTACGGCCAATGTTTTAAACCAGGAATACCAGATCACTTTGGTAACCGGAACAAACACTTATGAAATTACTGCAAAAGATACCTCTGGCGATACAGTAACCGCCAATGCAAGCGATTCTGGCAACGGCGGATCGGCGACAGATGCAGCATACCAGGTAAATTCTGGCTTAGATGTTTATGTCCAATCTACAGGTTGGGGTGTAGGAACCTGGGGAGCGGGCGGTTTTGGTTCATCTTCTGGTCTATCTGATACAAACCAGTTGAGATTGTGGACACACGATAATTTTGGTGAAGACCTTATTATTAATCCCCGTGGTGGAGACATATATCGTTGGGTTGAGAATGACGGATTGAGCACTAGAGCAGTGAAATTGTCTTCTGTTTCCGGTGCAAACTTGGTGCCCACACAAGGTTTGCAAGTGATTACCTCAGAAACCGACAGGCATTTGATAGTATTGGGTGCTGATCCGATTAGTGGGAGCTCCAGAACTGGAACCATTGATCCAATGTTGGTGGCATTTAGCGACCAAGAAAATGCACTGGAATTTGAGCCGCTTAATACAAACACAGCTGGATCTCTTCGATTGTCCTCTGGTTCTTCTATTGTAGGAGGCTTGAAAGCAAGACAAGAGGTATTGATTTGGACCGATACATCTCTGTATTCAATGAACTTTATTGGCCCACCATTAACTTTTGCGATGAATTTAATCAATGAAGGCGCTGGACTAATTGGGCCTAAAGCCGCAGTCAATTCACCGAAAGGTGTGTTTTATATGTCTAAAAAAGGGTTTTACTTTTATAACGGAGCAGTACAAAAATTGCCGTGTTCTGTCCAGGACTATGTTTTTAGTGATTTGGATGAAGGACAGGCTTACAAATGCTTTGCTGGCCTTAATGAAGAGTTTTCCGAGGCTTGGTTTTTCTATCCGTCTTTAACGGATAATGAAGCCGAAATATCAAGATACGTTATATACAATTACGAAGAAAATTCCTGGAGCATTGGATCTTTGGAAAGGTACAGCTGGATTGCCGCGGGTGTTTTCAATAAACCATTGTCAGCTGGGGAGGCGTCTTCAACCAAATACATTTATGAACATGAAAAAGGCTACAACAATGATACCAGCTCAATGGATGGTGTTTTCGTTGAGTCTGCGGACATTGATATATCGGATGGAGACAGATTTGCATTTTTAAAACGTGTTTTGCCAGACATTCTTTTTGTGAATGATGTTGGCACCAGTCAAGATCCGGCTATAAATATTGTCGTAAAACAAAGAGATTTTAGTAATCAAACACTTGTTACAAATTCGACCACGAAAATTACTTCGAGCAGCACTTACGGATCTCTAAGATCCAGAGGCCGACAATTTGTGTTTCGGTTTGAATCAGACGACGACAACGATGAGGTAGATAGAAAAAATTACAAATGGAGATTGGGTAATACGCGAGTAGACATACAGCCGTCGGGGAGAAGGTAGATGAGCAAATTACTGCCAACTAGGCTGCCCATTGCAGATGGGGCTAATGTTACGGCCGATACCTTTAATCGTTTAATAAGAATTTTAGAGATTAACCTGGGCGCAGTCGATCCAGATAGAATAAAAATTTATAATTCGACCGAGATTAGTGAATTGCAATTTGCTACTGGAGCGATTATATTTAATTCTACAGTAGAGGTACACCAAGCCTTTGATGGAACAGAGTTTAGAAATCTGTATGAACATCAAACATACTTGACTGGATTATCTGCTACAATGAGTTTAGGTAGTGTCACAGTGAGCATATCATGAGTGCATTAGAAGACAGTTTAAGAAAAGTTTATAAATTACCGAGTGTGACAACTGAGAGCACTAGGCCTAGTTTTCGTGGAAAAACAGGTAGGTTGACTACAAAACAGGAAATAGGCGATGAAATAAGGTCTATGACTGGTGCCGTAATGACAGCAGAAGATGAAAAAAGATTTTTGTTTGATGCCTTGCAAGGCGCAAAAGGCACTATGCCAAATAATAGAGTTGACAATTTTCTCCTTACCAGAGAAATGATCGAAGACCGACCAGCCATGGAAAATTTGCCTCTTGATCCTAACAGCACTCCAGAGATTACACCTTTAGGAGAGCTCCCAGGCGACAAAGATCCCATGGATGAGATGGATGCAGAAACCAAGCAAAGGTTGGACGAATTGCTT